TCGCAAACAAATGGATTAAATACGCTAAATGTAACAGCTGCATCAATTTCTTATTTAGATAGTCCAGCAACTACATCATCAACAACATACAAAACTCAATTTTGCAGTAGAAATGGTGCGGCATCTGTAAGTGTGCAATTTTCTGATGCTTCTACTTCTACAATTACTTTAATGGAGATAGCCGCATGAGAACACATGACGCTATATTAACACTTTACCCAAATATTAAGGTCATTCGTGGCGATATTGCTTACGATGCAGACGGCAATGAAGTGGCTTACGATAAAGATGCAGTACAGGCTTATGTAGATGCTCATGCTTATATTGCTAAAAGAGCAGCAGAATATCCTCCAATTACCGATTACATTGATGGCGTAGTAAAGGGCGATCAAAAACAGATTGATAAATACATTGCTGACTGCTTGGCGGTCAAGGCTAAGTATCCGAAGGGAGTATAAATGCAAAACATTAATCTACCGATCGAATTAGTCAATCAAATTCTTGGCTATTTAGGCTCTCGCCCATATCAAGAATCTTATCAATTGATTAACTTAATACAAGATGTAGCAAAAAGACAAGTGAAAGCCGAAGCAAATGCCGAGCAAGAGACCGACAGTACAGCAAGTTAAAGGTGACATCGACGCTCATATTGATATATGCGCGGTCAGATATGAAAGCATCGGTAAAGAGATGCGTGGGGTAAACGCCAGACTAAAAAGATTAGAAACTATTTTGATTGGAACCGCTGGTTCTATTATTTTACTTTTGATAGGTTTAGTCGCTAAGTAGGAGATAAAATTGAATCATGTCAGATCAATTCGGACTCCTAGACGGAGCCAAAGGGTTTAGCGAAGGAATAAAAACAGGTAAAACTGCAGGTAAAGAGATCGGTAAATCGATCGAAGATGTTCAAAAAGAAGCAACAGATGTAGCGGTAAAGAAAGCGTTAGAACGTAAACGGCAGCAAAGAGAAGCGGAGTTTCTTAAAGAGCGAGCAATATTCAAGGCGCTTGATGAGTATAAAAGAAGGAAACGCATCAGTGATGAAGAATATCGTGCTAAGATCGAGTTTATTAAGAAGCATGGTACTAAAGAGTGGGATCAAGTTCTACGTATTAAAACTGAGATTGAAAAGCTGGAGAAACAAAATGCAGAACACTTTAAGAAAGATTTGGCAGAAGTCCGTAGAGCTATGTACATCTGCTATGCGCTCGCTGCGATCATTGCTTACTACGTTACTTGGGGTAATAAAGGGTAAATTGAAATGAACATGCAAGACATCCTGAAAGCGGTGATTCCGATCATCGTCGCCTGTATAGCTTGGCTATTGGGTCAGGTGTCTTCATTTCAAACACGTCTTACTCAAATCGAAGGTAAGATGCCAGCCTTAATTACAGCTGAAGGTGTTCCAACCGACAGCCCTATCTCCGCGGAAAAACGAGCAAAACAGCGTGAAGAACTTTACAAAGAGATTCACGATCTTCATGTGCGGGTTAAATTGCTTGAGGAAAGGGCTAAAAAATAATGCTTACCCTAATATCTACCGCGTTATCTTTCCTCATGGGCGGGTTGCCTAAACTCCTTGATTTCTTTCAAGACAAAGGTGACAAGAAACATGAACTCGCTATGGCTGCTATGCAGATGGAGCGAGAGCTCAAAATGTTAGAAGCGGGTTATATCGCTCAGGCTCGTGTTGAAGAGATTCGCACTGAACAAGTAGCGATGGAAACTCAGGCTCAAGAGCGTCAAGCGATGTATGCACATGACATTGAGATCGGTAAGGGTGCGTCGCAGTGGGTCATCAATCTACGCGCTTCAGTTCGCCCAATGGTGACTTACTTATTCGTTTTCCTATTGATCGTTGTGGATATAGCTTCTATTTGGTGGGCATGGTCTTCTGGCGCTGCATTCGCTGAGTCCGTAACCATGATTTTTGATGACCAAGAGATGCAGATTCTAGCTTCTATCATCGCGTTCTGGTTCGGTACTCAAGCGTTCAAGAAATGAAAGTAAGCGATAAGGCTATCAAAATGATCAAACATCATGAGGGGGTTAGACAGAAACCTTACCGATGCCCAGCCAAGCTCTGGACAATCGGAGTGGGGCACGTCCTTTATCCTCGTCAGGGTGCTTTGAAAATAGATGAGCGAGACGCTTATCCGCTTGAATACAAAGATGACCGCACTTTTTCTATGGAGGAAGTAGATGACATTCTTAGAGACGATCTTAATCGCTTTGAGCGAGGTGTTGAACGCTACTGTCCTGTCAAGCTCACTCAAGGTCAGTTCGATGCTCTTGTTAGCTTTAGCTTCAATGTTGGTCTGGGAACACTACAGCGCAGCACCCTCCGTCAAAAGGTTCTTCGCGGAGAATTTAATGAAGCTTCGGAAGAGTTTTTGAAATATACTTTAGCTGGTGGCAAAGTGTTAAAAGGGCTGGTTAATCGTCGTAACGATGAAAAGGCATTGTTTATATCATGACTGTATCTTTTGTTCTAACCTATGACTCGCTAACTAGTACTGTGCTTCAGTATTTAGAGCGTAGCGATCAAGCCACTATTGATCAAATCCCTACGTTCATTACGCTTTGCGAATTTGAAATAGCTCAGCAAATCAAAACTCTTGGTCAGCTTCAGGTCGTTGAGAGTACGATGTCAGCAGGAAATCCAGTCATTCCTAAGCCTGCTCGCTGGCGTAAGACCGTATCGTTCAACGTGGTAGTGGATGGTCAACGCACCCCTGTTCTATTAAGAAAATACGAGTATATCAAAGCGTATACTCCTGATGCGAATACTGAGGGTGTGCCTCTGTATTATGGCGATTATGATTACGAACACTGGATTGTTGGTCCAACTCCTGATATAGCCTATGACTTTGAAGTTTTATTTTACGAGCGTATTTCACCACTCTCTTCAGAAAATCAAACTAATTGGCTCACTCAATATGCGCCTAATGCGATGTTGTTCGGCACTCTATTACAAGCGATGCCGTTTTTGAAAAATGATCAAAGACAAATTTTTCAGCAAAAGTATGACCAAGCAATGGCAGCATTAAAAACCGAAGATATCACTCGCGTGGGTGATCGTCAAACTATTGCTATTGAAAGTTAATCATGACTTCTTATCTAAATCCATTCACAGGACAAACAGTTCAACCAAGTCAGGTTGGGTATGAACAGCTGACAATCAGCGCGGATACAATTCTTCAATGGCCAGTAAACGGAAATACAGATGATGTTGTTGCTAACATTATTGAAGTCACCGCAACAACTTCAGGTCTCAAACTTTACATGCCTGCTGCGACTCAGGTATCAACAGGTCAAAGCGCGTTAATTAAAAATATCGGCGCCAACTCGTTTACTGTTGTCAAAAGCGACGGTAGCACGATCATTTCAATTTCGTCAGGTATTGCTCAATATATTTACGTTACCGACAACACAACGATACCAGGAACGTGGGCAACTGTTACCTTTGGCGCGGGAACTTCATCAGCGAATGCCTCTGCGTTGGCTGGCTATGGTTTAAAAGCTATCAGCACCACTTTGAATCAAGCATATGACTTAACAACCTATAGTTCAAATACAACTCTTAGTTCAGCTAATAGAGCGTCTTTCGCAGTTTGGGAAGGCGGTGTAGGTTCAATAGCTCTCCCTAGCGCTTCAAGTGTTGGTAACAATTGGTTCGCGATGATAAGAAATAACGGTACAGGTATTTTAACTGTCACTTGTACTGGAGCTGATACTATTGATGGAAATGCTTCTCAGCAACTTCAATTAGATGAGTCTTTCGTTGTAGTTTCAAATGGAACTAATGGGTTCAACTCTTTCGGATATGGTCAATCAGCTAGCTTCTTTTATACGATTTTAGCAAAAGTCGTAACAGGTCTAGGTGCGACAATCACCTTGACTGCTGCTGAAGCAACTAATATCATTCAAGAATATACTGGAACTCTCAGCTCAAACGTAAGTATCATTTTCCCTGCAACAGTTCAAATATATACAGTTACAAACCTGACTACAGGCGCGTTCACTATGACGTTTAGGACTGCAGCAGTGGGCGGTGCAACTGTTATCATCCCTCAAAATCAAACACTTATTCTAGTTTGCGACGGAACTAACGTATACAACGCTAACTCAGCAACAATCTCTACTCTACCGAGCTTAACTTTAGGTTCTGGAACTGCAGCTAATCCCTCTTTGAATTACACAGGCGATACGACTACAGGATATTACAGACCTTCTAGCGGTCAATTAGGTTTCTCATTGACAGGTGTTTCAAAAATGACTCTTGAAGCTGATGGTCTCCACGTCATTGATGGTATCAAAGGGGGAACCTTCGTTTGACCGCGAAAGTTATATCTCTCCAGATTAAACCTGGAATTCAACGAGACGGAACTCAGTTCGACGCACCTAGTTTCACTGATGGGCGGTGGGTTCGTTTCCAACGCGGTCGTCCTCGTAAGATGGGTGGCTACAGAGGCATGTTTTTGAACGCTACAGAGATATCCCGCGGAATGATCATGAATTCTGAAAATGGTCAGAATTATCTTTATTCAGGTTCCCAATCCTATCTTCAAATGTGGCAAACTGATAACAATAACGGAATCGGAACAGGTCCAATCAATATTGGTTTCAGCGGTGAGATACTAACCCTTAGCACTCTTGTAGCTGGCTCAGGTTATGTCAACGGCACATATACAGCAATTCCATTACTAGGTGGCTCAGGAATCAGCGCTACTGCTACCGTAGTAGTTTCTGGCAATGTGGTCACTACTGTCACTCTAGTTAGCGGTGGATTCAATTACATCATTGGAAATGTTTTGACAGCAAGCGCTGCAAGTTTAGGTGGAAGCGGTTCAGGTTTTACAATTAACGTAGCTACAATAGTTAACGGCTTTACTGCAAACGCGAATAACCTTTGGCAATTTGATATAGGTTATGACGCTGGTAATGGTGGGATATCTTCGTTAGTAGCTCATCCAGGACTGAACCTTACCAATATTGACAATACAACTAATACTCCGGTCTTCTC